CAGATCGATGTGAGAATATGATTACTTGTATGCTTGAGTATAGCGGACAGAGTCGCGCCGAACACTTTAAGGACTACATTGATTGTCTTCGTTATTTGCTGGTAAGTGGTGCCGATCACATCACGGACGGAAGCTTAGTTGCCACCGGTGGTGGTGGCTATTAATTTGACTTGTCAACTACAAATGGTTACAATCTGCTACGCCTATGCAGAGCGCCGCAGATCCCGAACTTTTGTTTGTTTCCAAGGAACCGGATATCGGTTATCTACAGGATACATACCGCAGAACCCAAAGTGACTTGGGTGAGTGGATAGATCGTAGACAGAAGGATTATGATACCCGTAATTGCTTATGGGCGGGTAAAAGCGACGATTATAAAAAGCATAGTCATTTAAGTTCCACGGGAGAAGTATTTCCATTTGAAGGCGCATCCGACCAAGAAGTTCGCTTGGTGGACGATACGATTAACTGCATGGTTGCCCAGGCATTAAATGCTTTGCGTAGAGCGCATATCGTGGCAACACCCGTTGAATCGGAAGATATGGAACGAGCAAACGTTCTGAGTATGTTTATCCGTTGGTTGGTAAATACTCGCATGGAAGAATTTTACGATCAAGTGGAGTTGGGACTTAATCACCTATACGAAAAAGGTATGATGGTGCATTACGTTTATTGGGACTCACAAGACCTTAAACAGCAACAATCCATCCGCTTGGATGAAATCGCTCAGGCACTTCCACAGATTGCACAAGCAATCCAAGACGGAAGTATGGATGAAGAATTATCCGCCGCACTCAAAGATCAATTCAAAGTATCCAAGGGTAAAGCGAAGGGTATGCTTCGCGAGCTACGCAAGGAAGGGGAGACTACAATACCAGTTACCCGCCGAGTGGTTAACCAACCAAGAGTTAAGGCATTAGCGCCAGATGAAGATGTCTTCTGGCCATCCTATACAATAGATCCGCAAGAAGCGCCTTACTGCTTTCACGTCATTAACATGACTCCCGAACAACTTCACTCCAAAGTAAATACGGAGGGATGGGATCAAGAATTTGTGGATAAGGCCGTAGAGATGTCGCTGAGTGGCGAGACGGATACACCGATAAACAATTTACGACTTCAAGAAGAAGTTATTCGCGACGACGACGAAACCGTTCGCATCATTTACTGCTATCAACGCTTACTCGATGAAGATGGCGTACCTGGTATTTACTGCACAATAATGCATGACCGCGTACCCGATTTGTACGCCAAGCATCAATTGCTTGACTACGGACATGGCAAATATCCCTTCGTTGTTACCACTTACGAGAAAACCAGTAAGAGACTTTATCATTCGCGTTCCATCGCTGAGTTAGGCGAAGGCCCGCAAAACATACTCAAGGTAGAGGAAGATGCGAGTATTGACCGCCAATCCTTAGCCACGATGCCACCCATAGAACATCCACTTGGGCGCTCACCAACCGCATGGGGGCCGGGTGTGCGGATTCCTTATCGAACTCCTGGTGAGGTTAGATTTGCCAGTACGCCAAGATTCGACGGAGGTAGTATGCAAGTCCGTGAATATACTCGCCAACAATTCGATAGATTAGTCGGAAGGAACAATCCATCCGTTGATCGAGTGGATACGCAGATGAAGCAACAAAGAAACATAGATCGTATCTTTGAACACATGAGATACATCATAGATCAAGTGTTTACGCTTTATCAGCAGTATGGTCCCGATGCCGAGTTTTTCCGCGTTACCGGAATGAACGATATGCAGAAGTTCAGTAAGGGTAATCCAAACGAAAGATTTGATTTTTACTTACAATTCGACGCGGCTACCCAAGACCCCGAACAAATGCTTGAGCGTGTAAAGACGGTAGCTGAACTTGGTGGATTACTAGATAAGAACGGAACACTTGATACCGAAAGACTTTTACAACTTGCTATCGGACAAGTGCTACCTGGCGCATCCGAAAAGATTCTGCTTCCAAAAGAAACCGCAACCGCAAAAGCGGTGGATGAGGAGCGTCAAACAATTGCTGAGTTAGTGGCGGGAGTACCACCTAATGTGCGTCCGCAGGATGCCCATGAATTAAAACTCCAAGTATTTCAACAATGGTTGCAACAACCAGATATACAACAAAAAGCACAACAAGACCAAGCATTGCAGGAGCGGATTCAGAATTACATGCAACAGCGTCAATTCGCTGTTCAGCAGAAACAAAACGCTCAGATCGGTAGACTCGGAGCCGCGCCTACGCAGTTTGGTCAAACCGCCCCTGCGGCGGCATAGAGAGGAACCAAAATCATGCCAATGGTAAACGGTAAAAAATTCGGATACGGAAAAAAGGGTAAAGCGGCGGCTAAATCCTACGCTAAAAAGACCGGAAAAAAGATGGTTAAGCGTAAACGTAAGTGAGTATAACTTACAGAGGGGAGAGGTTTGGTGGTTATAATAAACCAAAGCGTACGCCAGGTAAGTCTAAGAAGTTTGCTGTACTTGCTAAGGAGGGCGATAAAGTGCGCCTTGTACGCTTCGGAGATCCTAATATGCGAATACGAAAGTCCGAACCCGCGAGGCGTAAATCCTTCCGCGCAAGACATAAATGCGATGAAAAGAAGTCTAAACTGACCGCAGGATATTGGTCTTGTAAGAAATGGTAGCTAAACGAAAAACCAAGTCCCGCGTAAACGAAGCGGGTAATTACACTAAGCCCACCATGCGTAAGAGGTTATTCGAGAAGATTAAGCGTGGATCAAAGGGCGGTAAAGCCGGACAATGGTCAGCGCGCAAAGCCCAGATGTTGGCGCGTGAATATAAAGCAAAAGGCGGAGGATACCGCTAATGCCTCTAAAGAAATCACAGAAGTCGCTCAAGCGTTGGACTAAACAGAAGTGGAGAACCGCATCTGGTAAGAAGTCATCCGAGACAGGCGAAGTCTATGCCCCTTCCAAAACAATTAAGAAACTCAAAAGCACAAAATCGGGTAGGGCTAAACTAGCGGCGGCTAATAGAAAGAAAAGAGCGGCCACACGCAAAGGAAAGCAATACGCCAAACACGGCCTTCATAAAGGCAAGAAGAGGTAATGTGTCCCATCTGCAAAGAGAATGGTACTGGATCATACTGCTGGTTATGTTCTTCTTCGAGCGTGAAGCGATAATCGATACCCTAATGCTCGTACTGAGCTTAATCTACCAACACTATAAATGAAGACTAAAACTACCCATGAGATCGATCATACGGAAATCACGCGAGTCTTGTCCGTTCTTAAAAACGAACCTAACTTCAAAAGATATATTGAACTGCGTGAGGCTATGCGTGAAGAAACGATCCGGGCGTTGCAGAATCCCAGCAACATTGAAAATCTAAATTTACACTTTTACATTTCGGGGAAACTTGAGGCTATAGACGAAGAACTCGATATGTTTTATAAGCTTTAATTTTGTGTTGGTGTAATACACGCCTCTACGAGTTGGGGTAGCTCGTAGGGGCTTTTTTATTGCTCTTGTCAATACAAAAGGTTACAATTTGCTACGCTAGGCAACGAGCCTTGAATTATGATGGAAACATTAACTGAAGAGGTTATCTCGGAGTCCTCTGAAAATTCCGTGGAAACAGAAACGCAGGCAGACGGTAACGTATCAATGGCCGAATTTGCGGATCAATTGTTGAAACGCAAACAAGCTAACGAAGCTGAACCGGAAGCCACCTTAGAGACGGACGAACCCGCTGAAGAAACTGCGGAGCCTACGGAAGTTGATGAGGAAATATCCGCCGATGACGAAGTGGAAGTCGAAGATCCTTCGCCGCCCGCAGAGCCTTCGGATGTTCTCAACAAGTTTAATATCGACCTGGATAGCTTGACCGAAGAGGAAAGTCGTGAATTAGCTAAGTCGCTGAACGCATCTGCGATTAAGAGATTCGGAAGACTAACCGCTCAGAAAAAAGCACTACTGGCAGAGAATGCTGAATTGCAGGCCCAAGCTCAACAAGCACAGCAGACTCAATCATCAGAAGTGCCTGAGTTCCTCAAGGACAATGCTTTGCATCAAATATTTGACATACAAGCTCTCACCAAAGAAGTCGAACAAATGCAAACGCTCATCGAATGGGCGGAGGAAGGACTAGATAATGAAGTCCAGTACGACGACAATGGAAACGAGTTTGTGGTCAGAGATGGTGATAAGACATATACCAAATCTGATCTGCGCCGTATCCGCGCCAACGCGAAGAAGATTATTCGCAAGGACGCACCCGCCAGACAGAAGTGGATAAATGAACGATCCCAGAGTGATCAGCAAGCGCTTCAGACCTTTCAGTTCTTAGGTGAACCAGAAAGCGACGACTACAAGTTATTCATGCAAGTAAAGCAATCACCGCTTTATAAGCCAATGGTCGAATACTTACCAAATTCTAACTTCGCATTAGGACTAATGATCGAAGGCATGAAAGCGGTAAGAACAAAACAGGAAAACGCATCCAAGCCTAAACCCAAACCCAAAGCTCCAGTAGCGAGTACGGAAGCGGGAGCGAGTAAACCGAAGACACCGCAAAGCAAGAAGCTGAAGTCTCTGCAAGCGGCGAAAGCGAAATTCGATAAAACGGGTTCAATGGCGGATTACCAAGCTTATTTAAAAATTAAAAACCAATCTTAACAGGAGATATTAAATTATGGCCAAAGCCGCTAGTTATAATACCGCTGGTAATAGAGAGTCATTACTTGATGTAATTACCATTCTAGAGCCAGAGTCCACGCCATTGACATCAATGGCAAATAAATTAAACGCAACTGGTACTTTCAACGAAGTCCAGGTTGACGACCTTAGCACCGCTTCCTTTGATGGAGTTAATGAGGGTGAGGACGTTACAAGCTTTGACAACAAAGCCGCCAACCGCGCTCGTATCGGAAATTATGTGCAGAAGTTCCGCAGAACTTACGCAGTTTCGGATATCCAAGAAATCGTTGATACCGCTGGTGTCGCATCTGAGTTCGCAAACGCCGAAAGTAAGGCAATCCGTGAAACAAAACGTGATATGGAAGCCGCATTCTGCTCTTCCCAAGATCGTCAAGCTGATAGCGGAACAGGATCTCCCTACAAAACTCGCGGAATGTTTAAGTTCCTCGGAGTAGGTGGACAACCTTCCGACATTCCTGCATTTGCTCAAAATGTTGCTAATGACACCACAGGTACGCAAACCGAAACTACCTTCAATAGCGTTCTTCAAGAACTCTACGAAGCTAACGGAATGCCAGGTGGTCAGTTGACCCTTATCGCTGGTCCTACACTTAAAAAGGAAATTAGTGACTTCTCGCGTCAAGCAGGAGGAGCCGGATTTGCTTTCCAAGTTACACAACCCGCTGAAAGCAAGAAGATCACGCTCACAGTTAACCTATATGAAGGTGACTTCGGAACCGTGGCGATAGTGCCTAGTACGCTGCTTTTACGTACTTCCGGAAGCGCTACTATCGACGGAGACGCAGGTTTGCTTATCGATCCTGAGTACGTCGCCATCCATACTCTCAAAGCTGAGTCCAATAGCGAGCTTGAGAATCAAGGAGGTGGTCGACGCGGGTACTGCGACGTAATTGCTGGCCTCGCCTGCATGAGTCCTAAAGCTCACGGTTTCTTTAACTAATTCTAATCTATAAGGAGAAATAAGACATGGGTGCTTTAACAAATCAAGAAGCCGCAAATGGATTCACCGATGAACTCAGAATTACTTTTGAGGACTTTTCGGTAGCCAATGCTGGCACACTCGCTGACCGCGCAACCAAAACGTTTACCTATACGCTTCCCGCCGGAAGTCAGGTTCGCAATTGCGCAGTTAAACTTGTAACCGCGTTCAACGATAGTGGTTCCGGAGATGACCTTACCATCACAATTGGAGATGGTGATGACGCTGATGGATATATCACTGCCGCTGATATTCATACTGACGCAACTGAGATTTCTTACGTTGCTAACACAGGCGCATTACTCGACAACGAAAACGGCAAGGTTTATACCTCCGCCGACACCGTTGATATTCTGTTCAGTCCAGATACAGACAACGATGCTCCATATAGCTTAAACGAACTTACCGCTGGTGAGGTCGTAATTAAGTTAGAGATCGCTCAGATATAAGCGATTAGGAATTACACAGGGGAGAGGTTCGCGCGTCGAGCCTCTCCCTATTCCTAACCAATTTAAGTATGGCAGATATATTTTTACCTCAATGGAAGAGCGGAAACGGATCTCAGTTCATGAAGAACTTGGACCGTTATTTGCGTTATGAAGTAGACCTCGAAAAACACGAAGCTTCCATGCGTGAACAAATGGCACGCAAAGAAAACTCCGAGATGGGAGTTGCGAAGTCGGATGGACTTGGTCAATTAAAAGGCACAATCCCCGCTCGCGAATACTTCCGCTGGCATCAATCACATCGTGGATGTTGGGGCGACAAAAGTTTCGTGAATGAGTTCCTTCGCGATAATCCATCATTCAAGGCAAAATCATTTGGCAAGGAATCTTTTAGCGCTCCTAGCCTCAAAACGGCATGAGAGTAGTAGGAGTCAATACGATGCTAACAAACCTCACCCATCTGGTTGGGGTAGACTCGTTTTTGACCGCCGAAACAAATGCCGCTATACGCAGCTTTAATCGATTTGGACGCTTGGCATGGGAACGCGCCAGATGGCCAGACACAATTCGCTTTGAACAAAAGATACCGGACATCCAGGTACGCAACGTAAACGTTGGTTCTGGCGGAAGCGGATATACTAGTGCGCCAACCGTTTCATTTAGTGGAGGTGGAGGTTCTTCAGCCGCCGCAACCGCAACAATAAACGCGGATGGCGAAGTAAACGGAGTTGCCGTAACTAATCATGGCACGGGATATACTAGCGCGCCAACGGTAGCTTTTTCTGGTGGATCGGGAAGCGGTGCAACCGCAACTGCTTCAATGATAGGCGTAATTGAGTTAGGTGACACAATAGGTGAGATCCTGCGTATTACTGAGAATGATCCATACGAAAGCGGAAATTCGCGTGACTTAGCTTTCCGTATAGAATTTAGCGCCGCCGCAACAAATGATTATGGACAAGCAATTCTAGTGGATCGCAATAGCACAGCACCCGTCTACGTACTTTACCGCACTCCATTTGCTAATTATTCGGCAGGCGAAAACTTCCCTTACATTTTTTCGGAGTATGCCGTCTTGGGGGCTTGGTCGGATATGCTTGCGACAGATGGCCAATACGATAAATCCGCCGCTATCCAGGCACAGGCGGAAGCAGTTATTTTACAGGAACTAGATAAGCTCGAACGTCAACAAGGACAATTTAATCACATCAAATTCATCACTTACGGAACCACTTCACAAATAGGAATATAATATCATGGCATCAGAATACAGAGGACTCGGACTTAACGGAGGTGAGTATATTAATGGAACAGGCGCTGTTACAGGTAACTTCTTTGCAATCCAAGCAACTGAAGACACCGTTTTAGCCGCGCAAGCATCCAACATTACTAACTTGGATGATATATGCACGGGACAAGACGCAACAACCTTATCTGCCGGAACCGTACTTTACGGAAACTT